CATTCAACGGCTTCTTCGTGTGTCATACCGTCTCGTTCCATAAATATTTTTATACATTTATTATAACTGTATATTAAAACGTCAGGCATATTTATACGACTACCAACACCTATAATAGCATCTTCTAACCCATCGGCTTTCATTAATCTTTCATCTTCATCCATTAAAAAGGCTCCTTTTCTGTTTGTAAATTTGGTGTATTAAACTCGTGATCCGTGTTACGATATGAGGGTATAGCCCAAACGCGAACCGAGCGGTTATTGATTTTCATAACCGTACTGGACCCGTTAATATCTCGTAAGCGTTGGGCTATCTTGTGCGACTTGTACTCAAAAAACTTATTCTTTTTAAGAAAGCTTTCAAAGTCTCTAAGCCGAAAATAGGTTAAGTAAGCCTCTTCATCTGTCCAAGGCCTTCTTAACAATATCTCTTCTTTTTCCTGAGCTTGCTGTAAATGTCGGCAAAACTCTTCTAAATAATCATAAAATTGTCCGCTTGTGCTAGCGTCTTCCGCTACTTCTATAATAGCTGCATCATTCTCTTTCATTTCATTCAATAAAGCACTGATCCGTGCCTCCCAAGCATCCTTCCTAACAGATCGTGGCATAAAGTTCAGCTGTTCCATACAAGCCTTTTGAAACGTAGGCTGAGATAGCAATGCTTCTGTGTCTAATTCTAAAGGTTCCCCGCTAACGTCCATAAACCACACAGGAGGGCTTGAATTGTATTTTCTAAGGTTTGCTATGGTCGCGCCCTGAACAGCCGCTCCTACCCCATGTAATCGCGTTCTACATAACTCTTTATTACAATGTGAATTTATAGGCGCATCATTACATTTATACGCGTAATCTTTTTTCTTTGCTTGATTAGCTACGATGTTAACCTCCGATAATGGCAATGGAGGTTCTAAATATGTCATATTATACGTTAGTATTTCTGTTTCCCAACTATCCGGATAGGCTTTTCTTAAATAAACAGCAATATTAAACAACCCGTTATTACGACCTCCTTCGCTAATTTTACTTGCGCATAATGTCTGTAAGCACGGCGGTCCGTCTTTAATGGGTGTATCTTTAATATCTTCCACTTGCAAAGCAAGAATCTGTTCGTTAGTAAGCTTATAAAGCTCGTACAGCGATATAAACTCCTCCAAGGTAGCAGAAGTGCCGTCATCCTTAATCGCGTACCGTAGACCGTTCTCAGCGTCATAATAGGGCAAGTTTAAAAAATTGCCTACATCACCTCTATCTAAATGCAGTTTAATCTGTTTTGGAAATATTTCACTTTGTCCGTATCCTAAAGCGGCTGATATATGTTGCAGTGTTTGTTGCATATCTTTAGCCTCAATCCATTCAATACTGAATAAAAAACAATGGGCTCCACCGCTTTTAGACCGGCATACTACTAATGGTAGTTTTAATCTTCTAATTTTTTCTACTAATGTTTTATGGTCAAGAGGATAGGTATCAATATCAATACAACCCCACTTACACAGTGATTGTGCATTGATAGGTATGATACCTAGAGAGTCCCCTTTACCTGATAGATGACCCAACCAATGTTCCTTGGTCCGTGGTTCCCTTACTAGAGAAGCTCTACCTGACTTTTTGCCATTGGTTTGAGTCTTATCTATCTTATAGGTGCCAAATGCCTCATCTAGTCCACTAAATATTGAACTAAAAGCCTCCCACATTAGAACGGCATATTCTCTTGGGCACCTTTAACTTCAGCCTTTGCTTTTGGCGGGGCTGAAGGAGCTTCAGGAGTTGGTGACGGAGTATCTTGCTCATATTTCACATCAACATTGTTTTGCTCAACAGACAAAGCAAATGCTTTGGCTTCGTTATACAAAGATACGTTAGACAACTCATCTGCTAATTTCATGTCCCAAACAAAATAGTCACCTTTTCGTCCACTTTCCATATATGTGCCAAGACTATAGGTATATAAAAATCTTGGTGGAATAAACATAGAGCCGTCAGCTTTCTGTTTTCTGCGTGTCGAAATAATACTATTCCATTTACGACTAGCTTTTAAAGAAGTGCTTTTCATAGCAATCATTACAGCGTCTGTGGCACCAGTAGGATTACCCCTATCATCCGTTTTAACAATCAAACAATAATGTTGGTGTGTATCCTCAATATAGTGACCTGATCCGTCAGTAAGATACTCTTTATTATCTTCCTTACTTCTCTCTGTCACGGGACACTCCTCTTTGGTAGCGTAGATTGCGATAGGAGCACTTTGCTCATCGCCAAGCGGAGACCATTGAATAAAACGTCTTTGGAACACGCAAGGTATAACCTTGATTCCTTTGTCTCTATCGTAGATCTCACCTGTCACTGTATTATACATATCACCTGATACAGCTCCTCGATTTGCTTCAAGTATCTGTTTTGAAAGATTAGTTTTCAAAAACGGAATACTTAAAGTATCCTGATTGACTTCTTTATTACCAAGACCTGAATCTGCTTCAAGCATACTCTGGTCAAGCATAGCAACTTGTGTTGCTTCTTTTTTTACAACTTCAGCCATTTATTTACCTTTCATAATTTTAGCTCTACGACCAGTCCATGCACCAAAAAACGGTGGTATGTCCTGACCTGCTTCAGTTTGTTCTCTTATCCATGATTTTAAGGTGCTACTGTGGACAATTTCTTTTTTATCCACATGAAACCCTCTTGATAGAGCCGCTTCATAGAAATCTTTAGCAATGTTATCTTCACCCATACCAAACTCAGCCGCTACGGATGATTTAATTAAATCACCAAAGTTATTTTGACGTAACCAATCATGTGCTTGTGGACGATCAGCTACTTTAATTGTACCCCCATATGTTGGAACAATCTCAATTTTAGAGCCGTCTGATAAAGTAAAACTCTCAAGGTTAATTTCTTCCATTAACAATGGCATATCCTCATCAGTTAAGGCAAGAAGCTCTTTCTTCGCAAGCTTGAGTTTATCTTCAAGCTGTGAAACCTCGTCTTCTTTTAAGGCTATCTTATGTGCAATGTCAGCAACGCTTTTTAATTTATCCGTGCTTACATCGCTTATAGAGTCGGCGCTTACAGCGTCAGCCTCTACCTGTTTTAATAAATCACTCATTTATCATTCTCCGTGGTTCGTGATTAAAGACTTTATTATTGTCTTGCATATAAGAATATATGGGTTATATAATATATGTCAAGCAAAAGGATTAAAAAATGTATATGTACAAAACAAAACCGTTTAAACACCAAAAAGAAATATTTGATGAGAGTTGGGATCGTCTTTACTACGCTTTGTTTATGGAGATGGGATTAGGTAAGTCTAAAGTTATAGTTGATACAATAGGCAAATTAAAATTAGAGGGTAAGATTGACGCGGCTCTAATCGTAGCTCCCAAAGGGGTGTATGATAACTGGGCTAAACAAGAGATACCGAATCACTTACCGGATGAATTTGAACGATTTATTGTGAGTTGGAAACCAAGCAAGGCCAAAAGTTTTCAAGAGCAAATGAATAAATTAGTATTTAATATTTTGCCGGGCATAAAATTTTTTATTATGAATGTAGAAGCTTTTAGCACCCATAGAGGTAAAAATGCAGCTTATTATTTTTTAAAGAAAAACCCTGATAATATTATGGTAATAGATGAAAGCACTACTATTAAAAATAGACAGGCATTGAGAACTAAAAACCTTTTAAAACTTGGTGAGCACGCTAAATATAAAAGAATATTAACGGGTTCTCCTGTTACTAAATCTCCGATGGATTTATTTTCTCAATGTAAATTTTTGGACAATCAGGCATTAGGTCAGGAGAGTTACTTTGCATTTCAAAATAGATATGCGGTTGTGCAACGTAAAACCTTTGGTGCGCGTAGTTTTAATGATATTGTAGGCTATAGACGTTTAGATGAATTAAATGAGAAGTTATTGACTTTTTCAGCTAGGACATTGAAGAAAGATTGTTTAGATCTGCCAGAGAAGATTTATATAAAAAGATATGTCCCGTTGACCGTGAGGCAACAGCGTGTGTATGAGGAAATGCGGCGATTCGCACTAGCTAGGCTTGCTAAGGGTGAATTGGCAACAACCACAAGTATATTAACTCAATTAATGCGATTACAACAGATTTGCTGTGGATATTTAGAGAGTGACGAGGGCCGTTTGGAGGTGTTAGACAGCAATAGATTAGACGAACTTATGGAGGTTATAGAAGAGACAAGTGGTAAAGTTATTATATGGTGTAACTATGTATATGGCATAGGGGAGATAAAACACCGGATAGCTGAAGATTATGGCAAAGACACTGTTGAAACGTATTTTGGTCAAACAAAACAAGAGGATAGACAAGAAATAGTTAAACGATTTGAGGACCCTAATGATACATTAAGGTTTTTTATTGGACAGCCTAAAACGGGCGGTTATGGTATAACACTTAACCAAGCGTCTACCGTTATATATTATAGTAACAGTTATGATTTAGAGAGCAGATTGCAGTCTGAAGATAGAGCTCATAGAATAGGACAGAAAAAGTCTGTAACGTATGTAGATCTGCTATCACCGGGGACTATAGATGAAAAGATTGTTGAAGCCTTGAGAGACAAGATTAATCTTGCAGATCAAGTATTAAAAGAAGAAACAAAGAACTGGTTAAGTTGACATATCTCTCATACGTTTAACCAAACGCTGAGCCCTTGTTGGTACGTCTATGTTGTGCCATTTTGAGTCAGCCATTTGCACGGCGGCTTCTTCCCAATTCTGTTCAGCCACAGCTGCGTTCATTTTTAAAAATTTAGATAAGCGAGGCCTTCCCATATTAAACATCATGTTTGCTAATATTTTCTGAACTTCGTTTGGTAGATCTTCAAAATTGTCATATAAAATTTTACACTCTGCGATTGTAGTTTGTACATCTTGATTAAAACATTCAGCCACTCTTTCTTCAGATACAGGCGCTCCTAATGGTAAACTAAACTCAGGGTCTGACTGAGTTATGAGGTGCCCGATCCCGAAAGTTGGGTAACCTTTGTGATCGTGGTAAATTTTGTATTCTACGCCTTCATCATATTCCAGCTCTTGTCTTAATTCATCTATGTTCATGTTAGTTTCCATTTTAAATTACCTCTCCGGAAATATTTCACTACCCCTACGTCTATTAATTTCCCTCATTGCTATTAGCTCAGCGTCAGAAAGATTTCTATTTTCGTTTAATGCAATACCAATAGCTAAAGCAATCACTGGATTTGTAATTTGTTCGCCTTGAAAAGTTATGTTTTCGGGTAAATTAGATCGACTATATGCACCTGTATCCGTTGGAACAGTCAATAAATTAGACGTAACCTTGGGTTTTAGTTCAGATGGTTGAAAGAAGTTTTTGACACCCTGAACAAAATCACTGCCCATAATAGATTTACCAATATCAGTTTCTAAGAAAGGTTTTATAAAACCACCCGGCATCAAAAAAGAAAGTAACCCTTCTGGCTCTTGTAATATTTTTTCACCGTATGAGTAATATGTACCACCACCCGGAGCTGGTCCGTATTGTGGTATTAAAG